GACCTAGCTGGTCAGGTTCTGCCGGAGTTGGATAATGGCTACCGGATGGGCATATATAAACTGTACTGCTAGCACCGGTGGCGCATCAGCCACGGGTCCTACTGGTTCCATACAGTTTCATACAAGCGGATCGAACATGACAGGTTCGCGTAATCTTATGTACTTCACTGCGTCTCGCGGTGGTACTCCCGGTGGAACTACAAGCACGCTGGTATTGACTGGGGCCCTTATTGTTAGTGGCGCCATCACCGCGAGTTCTTATAAAATTATTGACACTGAGGTCATCTCTGGTTCAACCATTTTTGGTAATAGTGCCGATGACATACATCTCCGCACCGGTAGTTTAAATGTTGTGTCAAGCGCAGTTGGAGCAGTGTGGACATCAGTCACACCTGTTCTAAGTTCTTCGGCCACCAACCACATGACTTATCTAAAATCAATTCGTGGTAATTATTTTGCTGTGACGGGTACGGTCACACTCAATGGTGGCGCTAATCTTACGAAGAGAGCATATATTTATGGCGTAACTGCAACCGCCAACACAGTTATCACATTAGACGATCCGAGATCTCAAGGCGCCAAAGCTGGTCACATCATGGTAGTGAAAGATCAGGTAACGGCACGCACAAGTTCTCTCATTCTTTCAAAGAGTACAGTAAGTGGATTAGTTGAAGGTGGAAACTATTACCAATTAACTGGTACAATGCCGGCAATTAACTTGTATTCGGATGGAAGCAACTGGTTTGTCTTCTAATTAGTTTTAGGAGGAACTGGTAAATGGCTCATAATTCACTGACGGGCACAGTAATTGCGCCGGCATATTTCGGACCAGGCATTGATGCTGGGACCAACATCCTCTCGGGCAACTTAAGCACGTCCGACGGCGCGAGCATTATTAATGTCCCTCGCGTACAAAACGCGACTGATAATGGTATTGTAACCAATGTAGGTGGCAATGCGAATGCTTTAAATTGTGAAACCAATCTGACGTTTGACGGCTCTTCGCTTGGAATCGTTGGTGGAATGAGTGCTAGCGCACCCGTTTCCGCATCGTTTTTCTATGGGGATGGCAGTCAACTAACGGGCGTGAGCAACGTAAACCCATCTGGCCCGAATTATTCGGTTCAATTTAAGAACGCTAGTGGAAACTTAACAGGTTCATTTGGGTTGCGCTTTGAGGGTGATCGGCTAGCATTGGCGGGAGGCCTACAACTAAGCCGAGCAACGGCCAATGCAACTCTAACCGCATCTACTAAGAGCTATTATATCGGAGTAGATACAACTAACAATGTTGTGGATGTCAGGTTGCCAAGCGCTTCTCTAATGTTGAACGGCCAAACGTATGTGGTAAAGGATGAGGGAGGCAATGCTAATAGCAACAACATTACAATTTTAGCCTCCGGAGCCGAAACAATCGATGGTAAAAATTCGATTGTTTTGGAGTCCCCTTATGCATCTGTTCAGCTTTATTGTAACGGTATTAATAAATACTTTATCTGCTAAGATTTTTTAGCTGTGAGCCTTCTAATTATAAGCGACCTGTGGAGCGATCCACGGATCAAATCTGGATAGGTGTATTCCTAAACAGATGACCATTATAAAACTATAAAATGGAGGGTTTTTAAACATGGCTTATAAATTTCAATTTGGACCTAGCACAATGTCAGGTGCGCTCGAACAAGAGGGCACAGTAGACATCACAGGCGCAGGTCTTCTTAAACTGGCGGGACAAACTTTGTCCGACGCCAGCCGTAACGTGACAGCGGTTTCGTTGTCAGGTTCTTCTGTTCTTAACGTCGTTGGACGCGCAGAACTAAAAAACGAATTACACGTTAGTGGAGCAGCAGTCTTTAAGCTTGGTGCTTCAATGGGTGATGCAAACGTCACAAACGTTGGCTCTATTGCTCTTGACAGCATTATAGCCGACAACGGTTCCAGCTTCTCTATGGGAAGTAACTGGACCAACGCCGGCCGCACTGTAGCCGACGCTGGTATCCTTACCACTGTCGACATCAACGGCGGTACTGTTGATGGCACTGTCATCGGTGGTGCAGCCGCGGCAGCTGGTACATTCCTTGCTGTGAAAGGTACCTCTTTCTCTGGTGCTGCTGGACTAAACAACTATCTTTACAACACACAAATTAAAGGTACGTTAAACGTCTCTGGTACAATGACCGCAAAGGCGATTAATGCCACAAGCTTGTCTGCTTCTGGTGACTTGAACATTGCGGATAACGCTACTGTGAACGGTACTGCTGGTATATACGGCTTACTTACTGCTCACGCTGGTGCCTCAATGGGCGATGCAAACATCACAAACGTTGGTGACATTGCTCTTGATAGCATTTCTGCTGACGGTGCTAGCTTCTCTATGGGAAGTAACTGGACTAACGCTGGTCGTACTGTTGCTGACGGTGGTATCTTCACTACTTTAGATCTGAACGGTGGTTCTATCGATGGTGCTACCATCGGTGCTGCAGCCCAGTCTTCTGTTAGAGCTACAACTCTTTCGGCTTCTAGCACGTTAGATGTTGTCGGCAACGTAACCTCACATGGCACTGTCAAACTTGCTGGTGTTGCTGCAGCTGCAGCTGCTGTTGCTAATGATGACTTATACTTCCTTGATTCCGACGGTCTCATGAAGAAGGAAAGTTTCGTTGACTACGCCGCTGCAATCGCTGGTTCTGGTCTTGCCGCCAGTGCTGGTGTGCTCAGTGTTGACTTAAACGAAGCCACTGCTGGTGTCGTTGATGTCGCTGCTGATTCTTTCACTTTCATCGATGCCAATGATAGCAACGCTGTTAAGAAAGATTCTTACGCTGACTATGCAACCGCAGCTGCTGGTATTGGTATTCGTGCCAGTGCTGGTACGTTTGAGCTTGAGTTATCAGAGCTTGGTGCTGGTGTTGTCGCTTCTGGCGACTTCTTTGCATTCGTCGATTCGGACGATGCATCCGCCACTAAGAAAGAGACTGTCGATGACCTCGCTACTCTCTTTGCTGGTGTTGGTCTGTCTGCGGCTTCCGCAGTTCTGGCTCTTGACCTTAACGAACTGACTGCTGCTGCTGTTAATGTTGCTGCTGATAGCATCGCTATCATCGACGCTGACGACAGTAACAACTCTAAGAAAGAAAGCATTGCTGACCTTGTGACAGCCATGGCTGGTGGTGGTCTGACCGCTACTAACGGTGTGCTTTCTACGCAAGGTGGTTCAGCCCAAGCAATCGCAAATGAGAACGGAACTCTTACAGAAGGTATGAACTTCGGTACTACAACTTTCACTGCTGATCGTACTTGGACGCTTCCTGCTAGCCCTGATATCGGTGATATCGTGCACGCTAAAGCTCCAGGTTCTCTTGGTGGCAATGATCTAATCATCAACAAGGGTTCTGCTGATCACCGCATCGATGGTGCTGAGTCGGTCGAAATCGAATCTGATGGTGGTGCTATTTCATGCATGTTCGTTGGTTCTAACGTTTGGGTACTCTTCTAGGATTTGCTTTTGCAGTCCGGAAGATTATTCTTCTATATTGGGCGCCCTCCTTTTGGGGGGCGTCCTCTTTTTTATAAACTACTTATAGAGTGAAGGGAATAAAATAACTATCTATTTATAGATCTAAGGGAGAGACACATTAATGGCTTATAACATATTAAAAGGAAACGTTGAGTTCACAGGCGACAATGGGTCGCTGGAGAATACCGTAGACCAGACTAGTAATCAAACTATTGCAGGTAAGAAAACGTTTACTCAAAGAATAACTGCAAGCGCAATTACACTTAATGGCACAAACTTGGCACCGCCTGTTATTAGTAGCGTCACAAACGCCGCCGCCACTCGGGTAACATATTTTGATGGAGCTTCAGGTGTCGCTGGAAATACTAATTTTACATTTAACCCAGTCAGCGGGCTTTTAAGCGCTACACTTTATTCAGGATCTGCGGCCGGCCTTACGAATATTCGCACAGATAAATTCCAGGGCTTCATTAGTGCGTCTAATCTGGTGCTCGGCAATGGCGTAAAAAGTGATTCAGGTACTCTTGTTGTTTCTGGCGGTGCAGGCATCACCGTGACGGCCACCGGAGTTAAGCCGAACCTCGACACATACGGCGGCTTAAACCTTAATACAACCGCCCTGATGTTAGATGCCGGCCAGACCTACGATATTTCTAATGGCGGCCAGTCATTGGCAACTGGCGACAAACTCTTTGTGCAAGACGTCGCCGGCGCAAGCCCAGCAGCACCAGCGCTCCGCAGCATGACTGTCGGCACTCTCGCAACTTATTTGCAAAGCAATCTTACATTTAGCCCAATTACAGCATACACTAACCAAGCTAATCATCGCATCATCGCCGGCACCGCTACAGGTGGGACAGTGAATGGGTTAGCAGCCCTCACGTTTGATGGAAGTAAGCTTGCTGTTATAGGAGATGTATCTGGCTCGGGCACCGTCTATACCAAAAAGCTTACCTCAAGTTTTGGTGCGGTAGTATCAAATTCAGTGGGTGTCAATACTAACGCTCCTGCATACGAGATCCATGCTAAGGGTAATGACGCGAGTGTTTTTGCTGATGGCGTTAATAACGCTTATTTCCGCTTAGGAATAGCCGGCGCCTCCAAAGGATATCTCCAAGTGATAGGGGCCACCAGCGACATGGTTCTTGGCAACACCACTTCCAATGCTGATGTAATACTGGGCGCGAAAGTAGCCGCTGCACAAACCACTATGTTGCGTTTAGATGGTGGCCGCGGCGCCATGACAGCCTCAGTGCCATTAAGTTGTTCCTTATCAGTCTCAGCTTCGTATTTTTATGGTGATGGAAGCCAGCTAACCAATCTCCCCGGTGGCGGCGGAATTTCTTTTAACGGATCCACTGCGAACGGACTTGTAACCTATGCCAATGCATCCACAGCAGACGTCGAGTCCAACCTGACATTTGATGGAACAGACTTAGGTGTCTCCGACAAGATCTTTCATATAGGCGATACAGATACGTTTATCAACTTTACAGCTGACGATATAAACTTCCAAGCCGGCGGGGTCAATTTTCTAGATCTCACCGAAGATACTCAAAACGAAGTAACATTTAACGAAGGGGGCGTTGATGTTGACTTTAGAATTGAAACTGCCGACGAATCCCATATGCTTTTTGTCGAAGGCTCTTCTAATAGAATGAGTATCGGCGACAACACAGGATCCCCCGGCGCCACATTAGAAATTAAAAATCATGCTTCTGCCGGCGCGACCGGAGTGCCTCTTTTACAGCTAAACAACAACGACACCGACCAACAATGTCTTGATATTAATGCCGGCAACATTGACGCAAACGTAGTCAATGTAACAGCAAATGATGTAACAACCGCAAGGGTGCTTGCCATTGGCGCAGATGGTTTAACCACCGGTAATGCCCTCTATGTTGACGATAATTCAGCAAACACAGGGACAAGAAACAGTGCTCTCATCATTCAGAATAATGCTGCTGCAATTAACGCCCAAGCGCTCGCAATTCAGTCAGACGGAGGTAAAACAGGAGTAAAAATAGACAAGAATTACTCAGATACCACTGAGGCTTCAATAGTCGGCTTAAATATAGATTTTGATAAAACCGGCGCTTCCACATCAGACAACAACATGTATGGTATCCAACTTGACATGGATAATACCACAGCCACCAATGGTAATAACTATATGTATGGCTTACACGTCACTCCAACTCTTATACACGCTGCTGATGCCGGCGGCAGCTTTGTATACGGCGCCCACATTAGTGCCCAAGGCGGAACAAAAGGCAGCAGCTTGGTCCAAGGTGCAAGGATCGAAGCAGCCGGCGGTGACTTCAACTACGGAATCCAGCTTGACGTTGAGGATGGACCCAATAACGTTGATCTTAGAATTGAAAGTTCAGCCGATAGTGGCGATTACTTCCAGATTCAAACCACCACCGCTGGCGCAACCACAATCACAACAGTTGACGACAATGCTGCAGCTGCTCATCTTACATTTACAGTTGATGGAGATATTAATTTAAACCCCGCCGGTACTCTGGCAATTAAAACTGTTGAACCCACTATTCACTTTAGTTCAAGTGGCGGCGCAAGCCTAGGCCGGATTGGGATGAATTCATCGGACAATATTTTAATTCAAAACGACACAATCAACAAACATATCGTATTTAAAGTTAATGACAATGGAACAACCAGAGAAGGCTTCAGGCTTAATGGCGCCGTGCCGGAAGTTGTTGTCAACGAGGGTTCCGAGTCTTTGGTTGACTTCCGTGTCGAAGGCGATACAAATCCCCACGCGTTGTTCGTGAAAGGCTCCACGAACCGAGTAGGAATAGGTACAGGAGATCCCCAAGCGATAACTCACATAACTAGCGATACCAGCGGGGGAACTGTGCTCGCCATACAACAAAATAATGACGGCGGTGACGCTCCAAATATTGACTTTAAAAAATCCCGCGGCGACTTCGCGAACCCCGCAGCAGTCCAGCCAAATGACTTTCTCGGACAAATGTCCTTCCAGGGGTACGACGGTGCTGCATACGCATCGCATGCGGATATATATGTGCAAGCAGGAACACCTATTGGGGGTAGCTCTCATCCGGGTAAGATTGTTATCAGAACGGTCCCTGCCAACAGCACAACACTCACAACTGCTGTTACTATTGATGAAAATCAAAAGACAACCATTAACGGTAGTCTTCGAGCAAAACAATTACACACCACCGTACACAACTTCGCCAACAGCGGTGTATCTGCATTCTACATACCCTTCATGTCTACAGTAGAAAATACGAGCCCAGGCTATTTGCAGCAATATGTCGCTCCTGCGAACGGCCGCCTTGTCAAAGCCATCGTGAGAACAACCAATGGACAGAGCGGCTCCATCGACTTAGACGTAATGATCGCGGGCGATGGAGTTACCAATTTTACAACAGGGCCCTCATCTGTTGCCGAGCGCGTGACTGCTACAATGACAGCACGTGATACAGCTTATACGTTTGCGACAAGTGGCTCGAACCACTTTGCATCAGTTGACCTCGTAGGTATCAAAATTGATCCTCAAAGTGCCGTTGGTAGCGTCAACATGACTTGCATTTGGGAATATGACTTCACAACCACTTAAGCAGCCTACAAAAAAGGGTTTTTCGTTGTCTGCTTACTATTTATTTTGTACAATTTCCCCTTTAGGAGCAGAATGAATGTCAAATTTACTTAAAGAAGCGATCGTCGATGCAAGCGCACTTCGTGAATCGGCTTTAAAAAACGCAGAAACCACTATAATCGAAAAATATTCTGATGAGGTGCGAGAAGCCGTCAGTCAGCTTTTAGAACAAGATGAATTGGCCCTCGACGGAGATATGGAACCCGCCGGAAATACAGAAGAAGTGGCACCAAACATTCCCTTGGCCGCAACAGACGACCTTAACGAAGAAGAGGGTGAGATCCCACCCGGACTACCCACTGAAGGCGAAGAAATTCCAGTGAATATTGATCTGCAGGCATTACAAGAAGCAGTAGCTGCTTTGGAAAACGAGATTGAAGAATCTGAAGAGATCGAGATCAATGAAGAGGATCTTATTGACATTCTTTCTGAGAAAGATGAAGACGATGATGATACCCCTTGCGGAGATGTGAACGAAATTGCTGTCCAAGACCAAGTAGATGACCAAGTAGATGGTCAAGTAGATCTTGAGGCACCAGGCGCCGTTACTGCCGAAGAAGATGAAAATGATATAAAAGAAGATCTTGATATGGATGCCCTTACCGACGCCATCATGGAAAAACTTACTGTGGACATGGGCGCTGAATTATCCGGCTGGGCCGGCCGCTCAGCAGAAAGTGTTAAGTGGGAAATGGAAAAAGAATTGGCCCACAGACGTTCTACCGACGTCCAACAAGATTTAGAAGATTTGAAGAAAGCTCACGAAGACTTAGTTTTCGAAAATAAACAAGTCGTTGAGCAAACAAAAAACTATAAGCAAGCATTTCAAGAGCTTAAGGAAACTTTACAAACTGTAAATCTTTCCAACGCTCGTTTGCTTTATACGAACCGTGTACTTAGAAATACCTCCCTAAATGAGCGACAAAAGAATAAAATTGTCGAAGCGATTTCAAAAGCTGGTTCTGTGACAGAAGCGAAGACAATCTACCAGACGCTCGAAAGCACAGTGGTGGCTTCTCCAAAGAGAAGTCCGCAATCACTGAGTGAAGCAATTGGTCGTCGAACTTCTGTTATCCGTGCTACTCGTCAAGAGAGCACACCCTCTGATCCAATCCAAGAGCGGATGAAGAGGCTAGCTGGTATCAAATAGATACAAATACAATTAATTAGGAGGTATTTTAAAATGGCTGGTATTGTAGAAAGGTTAACCGAAGGTGTTGTTAACCGTGATATGCGCGCAGAAGGTAACGCTTTGATTTCAAAGTGGGAGCGCACAGGACTTCTCGAAGGACTGACAAATGACCGTAAAAAGAACTCAATGGCAAGGTTGTTAGAAAACCAAGCTAAAGAGCTTCTTCGTGAAAGCAGCAGCATGAGTGCTGGTGATGTTGAGGGCTTCGCGTCCGTAGCATTCCCCATCGTTCGTCGTGTTTTCGCAGGACTGATCGCAAACGATCTCGTTAGTGTTCAGCCCATGAGTCTGCCAAGTGGACTCATCTTCTTCCTCGACTTTACGTTCTCGAACGATCTTGGTGGTGTTGCAAACGCACAACCCGATGGAAGATTTGGTAACCCCGCTGGAAAATCGATTTACGGTTCTGACGAGGTTGGTATGCAGGTTACTGGTGGTGTCGATCTACTCGGCTCTGTCGAGGGTGACCTCGGTGGCGCCCGCACGGTTGGTGCTCGCGGTTATGCTTACGCATCTCCATCTGCGTCTTTCCATCCCGATAACGGATGGGCTGAGGTTTGGGGTATTACCGGTTCTTCTGAGCTTCAGAAGAAGAAGGTCGTGTTCGATCCCGATCTGATGGCTCTCTCGTCGAGTACTGCGACCCCTACTTGGGTTGTTCGCGTATCTATCGATAAGCGAGACTTAACAGCCTCAGCGCCAACAGTTGGAACCTTTGACTTCGATAACTTGTCGACACTTTCTGCAAGTATTGTTTCACTGGATACACAGTTGGTGCTCGATGGTTCACCTGTAAAGGCAGACACCAACCAGCTTCGTCGTCTGACGAACTTGAGTAAGTCTGCTGCAGACGGTGCAACGTATGTTAACCTGTACTTCGCGACGACAGTTGCTCAAGGTAATTCCACCACCATCGCGGCTGGCGGATTATGCGTGTCTGGTGCTATCGTTGATAGATTCCAAGCTGCTGGTCCTCTCGGTGCTATCGAGGGTGCTACTGCATGGGGACTTGAAGGCAACGCTGACATCCCAGAAATCGACATCAAGGTCGACTCTGTGGCTGTCACCGCTCAAACCAAGAAGCTTAAGGCTAAGTGGACACCGGAGTTAGGTCAAGACCTTAACGCCTACCACAACCTTGATGCTGAGGTTGAGCTTACTTCGATTCTCTCTGAGCAAGTTGCTCTTGAAATCGATCGTGAGATTCTCGGTGACTTGGTGAACGGTGCTAAGGGTGCTACCTACTACTGGTCGCGTTCCCCTGGCTTGTTCCTCAACAAGGTAACTGGTACTGAAATCGGTGCTGCTTCTGCTGCTCCCGACTTCACCGGTACTGTTTCCGAGTGGTATGAGACCCTTATCGAGACCATCAATGATGTGTCAGCACAAATCCATCGCAAGACTCTGCGTGGTGGCGCTAACTTCGTCGTCTGCGGACCTGAAGTTGCCAACATTCTTGAGTTCACCGCTGGCTTCCGTGCTAACGTTACTCATGATGATGAGAAGGGTAGCATTGGTGCTGTTAGTGTTGGTTCACTGAGCAAGAAGTTCGACGTCATTGTTGACCCGTACTTCCTTCGTAACGTGATCCTCGTTGGTCGTCGCGGCTCTTCTTTCCTTGAAAGCGGATACGTGTACGCTCCATACGTCCCACTGCAGACTACACCCACAATCTTCGGACCAGAAGACTTCGTGCCTCGCAAGGGCGTGATGACTCGCTATGCGAAGAAGATGGTGCGTCCAGATATGTACGGTCTTGTTATCGTACGCGGTCTCCTCGGTGAGGCAGGCGCTACTAGCTAAACACTAGTAATCGCTTAAAAGAAGCCCGCTCTCTTCGGAGAGCGGGTTTTTTGCTTTTAATAGACTATATATTATAGCATTCAAAAGGAGCCCTCAAACATGGCTGTCACAGTTACCAATCAATCAAACCCTATCGGTTCACGCCTCGTCAACGATACTGACGTTACCAGCACCGCTGCTGATAATACAACCGGAACAACCGGAACACTTTACATGGTTGAGGTAGATAATACGGCCAACTCCAGTATCGTTTATTTTAAAATGGCAGACTCAACAAACGCTACTGGTGGAACTACTGCGGCAAACCTTGTCCTAATGGTACCTGCGTCCACCAAAATGAGCTATGTGTTCCCAACAGGGATCGCGTTTTCGGCCGGATTTAGTCATTGGTGTGTAACCGGCGCCGCCGAAGCCAATACAACATCACCCAGTAACGATGTACTCGCGCGCTACGTCACTAGCTAATTTAGCATTTATTAATCACAAGAGCCTCTCTTTAACGGGAGGCTTTCGTGCGTGTGTGACTACTTATAGCCGAGGGGAGAAATCTCTTCGTTAATTGACCTAATTAATATTCATATAAGGAGAAATATATTATGGGAACGAAACGAGTAGGTTGGGCTA